GTTTCCCAGTCACGATCGCGTGGGGATGTCTCCAGCGCTCTCGCGGGGCCGGGACAGCACGTTACAGCATTGAAAACCGGTGATACGGGACCGGACGCCTTGAAGGTGCCCCAGGACGACCGGGTGATTGAGATCTTGGCGAAATCGGATGATCGAACGGCTGAAGTTCCGCTGTTGAGGGAAAGCGATATCACATGAGAGCACAGGTAAGTAATGATGAATTCTATCCGTTTTGGTTCATAACCCCGGAAAGCAAGTGGAACTTTGAGCACTGTATCGATGTCCCAGAGGAACTATACCGTCGTTGGGAGCGTGTGACTGACGAGCTTGAAGAAGTTTTCAAAGAGATTGAGGCCCTGTAGGTGACTGTTGGCCGGTTCACGAAAGACCCTGGTGCGGTAAAGCCGTATTCGCTCGATTGGAGCGATTTTCTGAACGGCGATACTATCGTGAGTGCGAGGACATTCGGCCGTCCCACGGGTATCCAGGTCTTGACGAGCAGCTTTACCGGCACGGTCACGACTTTGGAGGTGGCCGGAGGCTCGGCTCAAGGGAATTATAACTTTCGCACACGCATTAGAACCGCAGCGAGTGTTGCGGACATAAGAACCTGGACGATTCAGACTATTGAGCAGTGAATTCACTTTTGACTATGTGCCCCAGGAAAAGCAGGCGTTGCTGCATGAGAGTGCGGCGCGGCAGATTTTCTATGGTGGGGCTGCCGGGGGCGGGAAGTCGCATGCATTACGATGGGATTTAATAAGCTGGTGCTTCAAGGCTCCCGGTATTCAATGCTATATCTTCCGCCGGACTTATCCGGAGCTGGAAGATAATCATATCAAGTTCATCAAGACCGAAATCCCTCCCGCTTTGGGGGAGTATTCGGAATCCCGGAAGTGCATGGAGTTCAAGAACAGCTCCAAGATATTCTTCTGTTATTGTGAACGGGATGCGGATGTAAGGAAGTATCTCGGGGCTGAGATGCACGTCGTGGCTTTGGATGAAGCATCTCAGATGACGCCAAGTCAGATCAACTTCATCAAGACCCGTAATCGTCTAGGGGGATTTAAGGCCCCGGAGAATTTAAAACATGCGCTTCCCAGATTTATGATGGGAAGCAACCCCGGTGGGCCGGCGCATAGTTATTTGAAAACAACGTTTATCGACGCCGCACCGCCGATGACACCGTTTTACGACCCCTCGATGAAGGACCCGACTAATCCCGACGACCAGGGTTGGTTATCGATCTTCATACCGGCAAAGATTGCGGACAATGAGTACATCGACGCAGGATATGCAGCAAGTTTTTCAGGCTTACCTCCTGAACTGGCCCGGGCATATCGGGACGGTGACTGGGATGCAGTTGTGGGCCAAGCGCTACATTCCCTGTCACGCCCAAGACATATGCTCAGACGTTTTCCGATCCCACGTCACTGGACGAGATTTTCCACCATCGACTGGGGAACAGCACGCCCGTTTTCCGTGGGCTGGTATGCTGTCTCTGATGGACTCCTTCTTGAATCTAAAAAGGACGGTTGGTCTCGGTACATCCCTGAGGGGGCCATCGTAAGATACGCGGAGTGGTATGGATGCGCGATAGACGACAACAACCGTCCGATGCCCAATCAAGGGCTGAGGTTGGATGCGCCTGCCGTTGCAAGGGGAATTCTTGCAAGAGAGGCGGAAAGAAACGACCCGCCGATGGACTACCGGGTGGGCGACTCCCAGATGTGGGCGCAATCGGACGGGCCAAGCGTTGCGGAGCGCATGGTGGAGGTGGATGCCCGGCTTGCCATGCGTAAGTCGGAAAAGGACCGGAAGCATAATTTCAACGAAGTCCTTGCACGATTGGCAGGGAATCCCGATTTGTTCGTGGACGGCGAGGAACATGATGAGCCGATGGCTTATATCACGGACAATTGTGTTCATTTCTGGAGGACGGTTCCCATTCTCACGTTGGATGAGAATGACCCCGATAAGGGGCCGGATCAGAAACTTGAGGACCACGTTTACGATGAGTTTGCCTATTCGTGCAGGTCACGGCCTTACGTGAGCACGGAGCAATCCAGATTCGAGGCTGAATTCGCACATGACATTAGAATGGCGAGAGGAAGATCCGGCGATCCTTATGCCACAGTATAGTTATGAAGAGTTGCGCGATTTCGTGATCGCGGAAAAGATGACCCTATGCTACCCGGCCCAACTGGATTCCCTGTGGCATCTCTGTCATGCCCTGCCTCCCGGGGATTTGATCGAATGCGGTGTCTGGAACGGTGGAGCGTCGATTATCATGGCGCACGCAAACCGCGTTCTCTGGAACGATGAGCGGCGCCAGATCGGATATGACTCCTTTCAGGGGATTCCCGAGCCCGAACACGCGAAGTACAAGAATCCCTCCAATGAGACAACCAAACCCAGGGCGTGTAAGACCCATCGTCATGTTGCGGAGAAGGCAATCGCGAAATGCGGGTTCGAGATCGAGTTGGTGGAGGGGTGGTTCAAGGACACCCTCCCGGGTTACGAGGGGGAAATCGCGTTGCTGAGATTCGACGGCGACACGTATTCGTCCACGCGCGAGGTTCTGGAGGAACTGTATCCAAAAGTCGTTCCTGGTGGGGTGGTAATCATCGACGATTATTGCTTCGCATCCTGCCGGCAGGCGGTGCATGAACACCTGCAAGGGCATCCGGTTATATTCGGAAACGATCATGTGCCAATCAAGCCGGTTCCGGAATCGAAGGGTATGCCGGTGAAGTCTCCCTATGCGGCGGTGTACTGGCGAAAATGATTAATTGTTACGCCACCGGCCATCAAATCTCCAACGTCATCATGGCGGCGTTTGCGGAAGGGTTTGGTGGTAGTCTGGTTCCGCCCACCCGGTTATTGAAGGGGTCGGCGGCCATGTATGGGATCCTCCGGGGGACGGGGGAATTGATCCATGAGTGCAAGTGGATCGGGCGGGAGTTCTTCTATGTAGACCACGGATACTTCGGGCGAGGTCATTTCGATGGGTACTATCGTGTCACCCGGAACGGCATGCAGGCATGTGAGTTACGAATGGTGCCGGATGATCGCTGGCGCGGGCTGGATGCTCCTTGTCGCCCTTGGCGGCGTGATGGCAAGCATATTCTGGTTTTGCCTCTTACCGATGCTGTTGGGCGTTTTCATGGTATTGATCCTGCGGCCTGGGAAGCGGCAGTCGTCAATGAGGTTGGCCAGCACACTGACCGACAGATCAAAATTCGCCCCAAACCCGTACAAGGGCAGAAGTCGGACTTATTCGAAGATTTGAAGGATTGCTGGTGTGTCGTTACGCATTCCAGCAACACGGCGGTAGTTGCCTTGCAAGAGGGCATCCCGACCGTGGCGTTGGGGGAGTCTGCGGCTCTCCCGTGTAGTTGGCGGCTCGAAGACTTAGAAGCTCCCTTTTGGCCGGAGCGTGAGCCGCTGTTTCATTATCTTGCGTATCAGCAATTCACCCTGGATGAGATTCGAACCGGGGTAGCTAGGAGATTGTTGGATGAAGATTTTCATAGGATTCGATCCAAGAGAAAAGCGCGCGTATGACGTGTGCAAATATTCTATCGAGGCCCGCGCGTCGGACCTTGTGGAGATTCAGCCTCTGAAGCTGGAGGCCCTGCGCAAGCACGGGCAGTACTGGAGGACTTACGACGCGCACAACGGTGTGTGCTACGATCATGTGGACAAGAAGCCTTTCAGCACGGAGTTCGCCTTTTCCCGGTTCCTGGTGCCACACCTTTGCGATTACAAGGGCTGGGCCTTGTTCATGGACTGCGACATGCTTATGCAAGCCGATGTCCACGACCTGTTTCGCTTGGCAGACGACCGATACGCGGTCCAGGTCGTAAAGCACCAGCAAGACGTTAAGGAAGGCGTCAAGATGGACGGCCAAGTTCAGGAGCCGTATCCGCGCAAGAACTGGTCTTCCGTGATGCTGTTCAACAACGCCAAATGCCGTGAGTTGAGTGTGTCGGCGGTGAATACGATGCCCGGGTCTTATCTTCATCAGTTCCGCTGGACTACGGACGACATGATCGGCGACTTGCCGGAGGCATGGAACTGGCTTGAAGGGCATTCCAATATGGGGATTGCACCGAAGAACATCCACTTCACCCGTGGCGGGCCGTGGTTTCCTGATTTCCCTGATGTTTTATACGGGGATTTGTGGCTTGACGAGGAAAAGGCCATGAAGGGGGAGTTGAAATGAAACTGGCCGTTCTCTGCCCTTCAAGGGGGCGTCCAGAGATGGCTGCGAAGATGGAAGCGTCCTTCCCGTGTGATGTGTTCTTCTACCTGAACGTGGATGATCCCGAGCTTCCGAAATACACGGTCAAAAACCGCATGCAGGGGCCGGATGCGCCCATAGGGTATTCCACGAACCTCCTGTGGATGCATAAGCCTGGATATGACGCGTATATGTTCTGTGGTGATGATGCGGTGTGCCGCTCGGAGAACATCGTGGAAAGTCTTGCTATTCGTGCTCAGGCGCATCCTGACGGCATCTGGGCGGCGGGTGTACATGACTTGAGGGAAGAGGGGAGTTTTCCGCACCCCATTGTCTCGAAACGCTGGGCGCAGATTTTAGGATACATGGTGCCGCCGATCTTCTTTCATTGGTACATCGACACGCGCACGGAAGAACTGGCCCGTGCAATCGGGCGGTTCATTGATCTTTCGCCAACGGTCATGGTGGAGCATCAAACCCCGAAGACTGGGAAAAATCCCAAAGATGACACATTCCGCCGCATTCGGAGTGGAGTGTGGAACGTCAGGGACAGATGGGTAGCAGAACGGCGGCAGTATTTTCAGGCCGATCTGGACCTTCTGAAAGCGGCCCTATGAGGATATTCATCACAGGGCAGGCCGGGTTTCTGGGGAGCCATCTGGCGGACCGGCTTCACGATGGCGGGCATTTCGTCTCGGGGTGTGACAACTTCGTCGGGGGAGATGAAGCGAATCTTCTGCGGTCGGGTGAGTGCTGGAAGGCGGACTGTACGAGTTTCGAGGAAATGGAACGTGTTTTCATGTTCCGCCGGCCAGAGGTATTGTTTCACTGTGCGGCCACGGCGTATGAGGGCTTGAGTGTTTTTTCGCCCAGCTTTGTCACGCGGAATATCTATGAAGCATCGGTTGCCACGTTCTCTGCCGCGATTAAAGCGGGCGTCAAGCGGATTGTATTTTGTTCCTCGATGGCTCGATATGGTGGGCAGTCGTATCCATTCACGGAAGACCAGATTCCGGCGCCTGTTGATCCCTATGGCATTGCCAAGGTGGCAGCAGAGCAGACGTTGAAGGTTCTCTGCGAACAACACGGTGTCGAGTATGTGATTGCCATACCGCATAACATCTACGGCCCTAGACAGAAATACGACGATCCTTACAGGAATGTGGCGAGCATCTTTTGTAACCGCATGCTTCTGGGAAAGCAGCCGATCATTTACGGCAAGGGTGAGCAAATGCGCTGCTTTTCTTACATTGATGATGTGCTGGATTGTCTCGTGAGGCTGATGGACGTGCCTTCGGGCACGGTGGTGAACATCGGACCGGATGAGGAATTCGTCACGATCAATGAGTTGGCGAGGGTCTGTGCCGAACGATGTAAAATCGATCTGGAGCCGGTTTACGTTCCGGGACGACCGTGTGAGGTCAAGTACGCGACGTGCAGCGCGGACAAGGCCCGGGAGTTGTTGGGATACGAGACAAAGACCACGCTTATTGAGGGCATTGGGAAGTTAACCGCAGATATTTTGGAACGCGGACCCAAGGAATTCGATTATGCCTTCCCGCTGGAAATTGAAACTGGAGCACCGAGGACGTGGCGTGAACGACTTATTTAGGTCTCTATGGGACGATGCTGAGGTTCCCATGATCGTTCAGGAACCGCATGAGTTGTATGCGGCTTTCTGTTTAATGCGTGGATATAACTCTTTTCTGGAGGTTGGGTCTTGTTATGGATTCAGCCTGTATGTGCTGGCGCACGCCCTCCAGCCCGGGTCCAGGGTGGTTTCGATTGATCTGGGGGAAGACAAAAGCCTGCCTCATCTTGAAAGACTTATAGGAAAACTCCAGAATCGCATGTATAACGCCGAGTTAATCAAGGGAAACTCGCGTGATGTGGAGATTACGGAAGAGTTTGATGTTGTCTTTATTGACGGAGACCACAGTTACGAGGGGGTCAAGGCCGATGTGGAGAAATACTCCCCCCTCTGCAAGCATCTTTTACTTCTGCATGACATCAGGATGGATGGCCCTGGGCGGGTATTGACGGAAATTGGCGGTGGTTTGAGGATCAATTGCGATCATCCCATTGCCGCGGCCCCACAAACAGGATTTGGATGCCAATTCAAGTGAAATACAGAGCAGTAACGACCTTTCCCGAAGGCGCAGAGTATGCGCAAGAGTTTCTTGAAAGTTACACAAAGCATTGGGACGCGGAATTATTTGTCTATTACGAAGGCAAAAAGCCCGAATTCAAGCATAAACTCATTAAATACTACAGTTTGGACCGGGATAAGACCCGGAAGGACTTTCTGGAACGGAACAAGAACAGAGAAAAGCCACAATCTGATCCTGGGAATTCCTACAGGTGGGATTGGGATCGTTTCTGTCACAAGATTTTCGCTCTGACGCACCCGCGAAACACGAAAGCCGTTGAAACGCTGATCTGGCTGGACGCGGACGTGCACACGATTGATACGGTGGATGAGGCGTTTCTGGATACGGTGTGCAAGGGTGATGTTTCCTACGTGGGAAGGGATCATTTCACACATCCTGATTGTGCTTTTGTCTCGTACAAGCTGACCAGGGGCAAGAATGCCGTTCTGGAGGCTTTGAGAGAGACATATGAGACGGATAATCTCTTCAAATTCGAGGAATGGCATGATTCTCATGTTTTCCACGAGATTGCGAAGGCTGCCCCCGAGGGATATGCGGTAAATCTCTCTCCGGGGATCAAGGGAATGCAGGTATTTGACGATTGCATTCTTGGGTCGAAGATGCGGCACAAAAAAGGCCCTCTCAGGAAGAAAAACCTCCCCGTGCCGCAGGGTGAGTATGCTTCGCGGATGGAAATGGGTGGTGTTCCGGTTTCCGGCACGGCGCCGATTGAAATCAAGACGAAGAATTGTGTGCCGCATGAAAATATTCAGGCAAATATTCACTATAATGTGACTTTATTGGACAAGTGGGCAGCGCCTTGCAGGACAAATGATCGCACGGTTGTATTTTGTTCTGGCGGGCCTTCTTTGAAGGATTACTTTGATGATATTAGCAAGGCCAGGGAGGGGAATCTTCTGGCCTGTGTTAAGCACGCCCATGACATGCTGATTGAGAACGATATCATTCCTGATATTTGTGTTCTCCTGGACCCACGAAGTCATGTACAGGATTTCATCGAAAATCCGCACCCGAAGGTTACTTACATGGTTTCGAGCATGGTTCACCCGACGACCACGGACCGGTTGTTGGAAAAGGGCGCCCGGGTGTTTGGATATCATGCCCATGTAGGAGCGGAAGAAGACAAGGTTTTGTCCCAGCGAGGCATGCATGCCATGCTTATCGGGGGCGGCTGTTCGGCTGCGATGCGGGGGATTTCGGTGTTTTACACCTTGGGATTCCATCGTTTCAAGCTGTATGGATATGATCTTTGTTATACGAAAAAGCCCTTCAAGGGTGACAAGTTGCCTATGAAAGACGACGGCACGCCGCAGTTTTTGGAGGTGACGGCGATGGGTAGGAAGTTCTGGACCGATCCTGAAAAGATCGCGCAGGCCCAGGATTTTGAGAAGATGTTAAAGCAGAACGAGACGCGCATAGAGCTAGAGGCGTTTGGTCCGGGGATTATTCCTCATATGTGGGCCACGGCGTATAAACCCCTCCCGACATTCGAGGATTTAATTGGCGGAACGTCAGAAACAGGGTGAACTGCACCCCGAATCTCAGAATATCGCTGAGGGCAGGGATGAGGATGAACTCAACACAATTGGGGCTGAGTTAAGTGAGTACATTCAGCATGACGATGACTCCCGATCCGACTGGGTTGCGGAGCACGCGAAATGGCTCAAACTCTATTATCAAAAAGACAAGCCCACCAATCCTCCTTGGCAAGGCTCATCGGATGAGTCTATTCCTATGCTGGCGGAAGCGTGCAATCAGTTTCATGCGCGGGCTTATCCTGCGATGTTCCCTAATCGTAATATCGTACAAGCGATTCCGGTCGGGAAGGCTGACAGTGCATCCCGAGAACGCGCCAAGCGCGTCGGAACGCATATGTCCTGGCAACTCATGGTCCAGGACCGATCCTACAAACGAAACAAAGACCGACTCCTGCTCGGACTCCCGCTAGACGGATCATTCTTTACGAAGTCCTATTACGACCCCATTCGCAAGCGTAATATCGTTGAGAACATTCGGGCAACGGATTTGATCGTGCCCTACGGGGTTGGGCCGAGGGAACTGGAGGATATCGACCGCAAGACGCAGATTGTCTACCTGACCCTGAACAAATGTGCGATTCTCAAGGAGTTGGGGTATTTCTCCGACGAGCCGGAGGCGTATCAGTGGGATAAGCCGCAGGAGACGGACGAGGCGCATGACGATGCGCATGGCACAAACCCCTCTCAGTATGAGGGCAATGATGTCGCAATGCTGTACGAGTGCCATACGGTCTATGATCTGGACGGGGATGGCATTGCGGAGCCGTATATTGTCACTATCTGTGCGCAGTCCGGTAGAGTTCTTAGAATCGCTCTAAGGTATGACACGGATGAGATAGGCAACCCGACGAATGACAAGGCGCCGGTAGAGTATTTCACGGCGTATCATTTCCTTGAAAACCCGAATGGCTTTTACGGGTTGGGACAGGGGCATTTGATTGCCCAGCCTAACGCGGCTGTGAACAAGCTAATCCGGCAGACGATTGATGCAGGCACGCTTGCGAATTCCGGGAATATGTCCGGGTTTGTCTCTCAGCAATTGGGCGGCATTCAGGGCGGTGAGTTGGAAATGCAACTCGGGCGTTTCGTGAAAATCCCCGGTTCCGTGGAGGACATTCAGAGAGGGATATTCCAGTTCAAGTTCCCAGGACCGCAGCCTGCGTTGTTGGATATCGCGGCGCTTCTCATGCAGCGGTCTGATCGATTGGCGACGGTTACGGAAGCCTTGACGGGGCAGACGGACAAGGTCATGCAGCCCACCGCCATCATGGCGCTGATCGAACAGGGATTGACTGTGTTTTCAACGGTTTACGAGCGTGTTTTGAACGCTTGGCAAGCCGAACTGATGAAGATGTACCGCCTGAATTACAAGTATCTCGACCCCACGGAGTACTTCTCTGTTCTAGATGTGACGGGTGAGATTGAGAATCATCAGGTGGACCGGGAAGATTACGCTCCTGATTTCGAGGTGATTCCGATTGCCGATCCGAAGTCGGTGACACAGCAGCAAAAGCTGGCGAAGGCTGAGGCGGAATGGCAGTTCCTCGCTCAGAATCCAATGGTGATGAATTCGCCTATCCATTTCTACAATGCTTCCCGGCGGTATCTTGAGGTCATTGAGACCGAGGGTATTGACGAGGTTCTGCCGAATCCTGCCAAGGAAGTTCTGCCGAGGGTGGACGATCCGCAAGCAGAGAATGCATTCCTGTTGGGGCCGGAGCCGATGATTTCGATGGCCTACCCGGATCAGGACCATATGGCGCATCTGGAAAGCCACATTGCGCTCATGCATGACCCTGTGTATGGGGTTGAATTGACTGATCTCGCACTGGCGAAGCTGCAAGAACACATCGCGGCGCACAAGATGATGCTGTACGGAGCAACCGAGAATGGATTACGACCGGCTGTCGGAATGGATGGAACACCCAACGACCCGCTGGGTGCTGAATCAACTCCAGGAGCAGTTCCCCCGGAGATGGGAGGGGGTGGAGGACCTGCACTCCCTGGGCAAGGTCCAGGGGCAGGAGCAGGTGGTGCAATTCCTCCGGAGCCTGCCGAGTCAGGTTAAATGATAATCCGCACCGCTACCGAGGGTGATTTGGAACAACTGCTGATTCTCGGGGAGAGAATGCGGCAGGAAAGCGTTATTCCGTATCCAGAAATCAACTCGGTGATGGTGCGTGAGTTCTTGAAAATATCCGAGTCCGGAGGTGGGGAAGGATATAATTTCACCTGCTTGGTGGCGGAAGATTACGGGTTGGTGGGGTTCATGGTGGCCTTCTGCGGCCCCCCGGTGTTTTCCACGGAGCCTGTAGCAAGTCATCATATCTTTTACGTGGTTCCTGAGAGGCGAGGCAGCTTTGCAGCCGTGCGTCTTATCAAGGGATACGAGGCGTGGGCCGAGGAAAACGGCGCCATTGCGGTTGAGATTGCGGTAGATACGGGATTATTCCCGGAGCGCACGGGTAAGTTTTATGAGCGTTTAGGATACGATTACATGGGCGGAAAGTACCGAAAATCATGGCAGCAGCAAGCACAGTAGCGGCGGTTGTTGTTGCGGCGGCAGCCGTGGCGAGCACCGCACATCAAATGAGTCAAAGCGGGCCGAAGGCGCCGAAGGTCACACAGCCGGATGTTCCGTCCGGGCCGGCGACCATCCCTGATAAGTCGAATTTTGCCAAGGAGCGCGGCGTGACGCCGCTGGAAACCCCCCAGGGTGTGACCTTCGGGCAGGGCTTGAGCGATCTTCAAAAGCGTACTCAGATTGCTACGGGCGGCGTTGCGGAGAACTCCGGTTTGTACCGCACCCCCGAGGTGTCGAATTTTTATAAAGATTTAGCGATTAGAAGTCTTACGGACCAGCAGGGTAACGTTTCTGGTGACCCGACTGGCGTAGAGCGGCAATTTGCCATGAATGTTCTTGGTGTTCAGCCGAGAACGGGGAGCACGGAATCATTCTTGAGTGCACTGATGAGAGCATAAAATGGACAGTCCAATTCAGCCGCTTTTTGATCGTGTTATTTTGAAGCGGGATCGTTTGAAGACCAAGGGGATTATTGTTCCCCAGAGCTACGAAAAACGGAACGCCCCGACAAAGGGTGTTTTAATTGCCAAGGGACCAAGCGCAGACGAGAGCCTGAAAGAAGGAAGAGCATATCTTTTCGGGATTCACGCCGGGACTTGGCTGAATGCGGAGGGAACGCCGACCGAGGACATGGATTCGGAGTTCTATCTCTGTCAGGACGTAGAGTTGATCGGAGAGGTGAATGTCTGAGCAAGAGGTAACCCAAGAAGCTGAGGCAGAGGCCCCGGCAGAAAAGGAAGGGACGCAATTCGTAGAATTCGATAGCCCCGAGGTGGAGAAGCGTTTCCGCCGTGTTTACGGGAATATGAAGGAATACGAGCGTCAGAATCAGCAACTTGTACGGGATCAAAAAGCACTCCTACAGAAAACGCAAACCCTGGAAGAAAAGCTTGCTTCCATCGAGCAGGATTCGACGGACCAGCGTCTCGAAAGCCTCCGTACTGAGAAGGCGGCTGCGTACGAAGCTGGGGAAATAGACAAGGTTCTGGAGATTGACGAAAAGATTTTGGATGCTCGTGTCAAGACATCCACACCAGAACCGAAAGCCGAACCCGCTCCTGAGCCGGAGCCGGAGGGCCTTTCCCCGGAGTTGCAGCATGCAATCGACGCATGGAGCAATGAGGTGGACGATGGCGGGCAATACATACGCCCGTGGTCGCATCCGACTCATCCGCTGTATTCGAAAGCCCTTCCGATTGCTGAGACAGTCCTTAAAGACCCTGACATGCAGGGTGCCGATACCGAGGACTTTTTGAAAGAAATCGAGAAGCGCGTTACCAAGGTGTTTGATTTGAATCAACCCAAGCCTAGAGGGCAGACAGTTCTTGCCAACGACGGTGATGTCACCCCCAAGAGCGGCAAGGGTGTGAAATTAAACCCAGAGCAGAAGCAGGTGGCTTGGCGTATGTTTCCGAAGTTATCCCAAGCTGAGGCAGAAAAGAAGTATGCAGGAGCATTGGGATGACACAAGGTAAGCCGGGGCGCCCTCCCAAGAAGGGCAAGACGAGTTGGAAGCCGGCCAGCCGGCTGGAGACTTTCAACAAGAATCCGAACTTCGCCTATCGCTATTGCGATGTCGAGGAAGAGAATTTAGAGCGCAAGCAGGTTGAGGGGTGGGAGTATTGCAACCCCACGACTGACCGCAACGTGAAAACGGATGCGGAAGAAGAGCTTAATACCACTGCTGGCGGAAAACGCTACCGCCGACTTGTACTGATGCGCATGCCTATGGAGAAATTCGAGGCGAGAGCGGCGTATTTCCAAGAGCTAACCGATAAACAGACTCGTGGCCTTAAAGAAGCCCTTGAAGACGATGTAGGGCAAGCTGGGGTTCACGGGAAAATTGTTATTGAATGAGGTAAACGATGGTTGCCAATACCCCGCGTGGGTTCCATGCGATGATTTCGCTTCACGGCGATTATGAACCGCATACCCACCGTTACAAGGTTTCTGCGGATAATGCCGCAGCGATCTTTGCGGGCGACCCTGTTGTGCTCAACGCCGGTGGCGGTGTGCAGTCCTGGCGGACTGCCGATGCTTCCGCGGTTGCATCACAGCGTGGTTTGTTGGGAGTCGTCAAAGCGGTCTACGACAGCAATGGTAAGCCCTTGACGCATTCTCAGCCCACGAATGGGCCGTTCCTCGACGCCTCCACCGAAGGGTGGGTGGATGTCATTATTGATCCGGATGTTGTGTATTCGGTCAATGCTTCGGCAAGTGCTAGCCGCGAAATGATCGGGGGTTATGTCCCGATGGCGGTTGGTGTGGATAACTCGGCTGCTGGCATCTCTGGCATCGGCATCAACCTTGGCGGCGCGGTTGCGTCGGCGACGGGTGATGAGGTGTTCCAGGTGATTGACGTATCGCCGGTTGAACTGAACCAGCCCGACCTGATTGGCGGTGCGGGTGCCAATAACGACGTGCTTGTGCGCATTGCGGATCATATGTTCCGCCGTGGCTTCAAGCGTGTTGGTCACTAGGAGGGATAAACCATGTCTATTGCTAGTGGTAATTTCCCGGAACTATTGTGGCCGGGCATCAATACCATTTGGGGCGAGTCGTATAACGACTATGAACCGCTTTACACGAAGATTTTTGACGTAAAGCAGTCGGATAAGCGATTCGAGAAGGACCAGCAGGTTACTGGCCTGCGTCTTGCGGCTGTCAAGGACGAAGGCGGAAGCGTACCGTTCTCCGATCCCTTCCAGGGATTGCAGAAGGAATACGTGAACGTCACGTACGGCCTTGGCACCACGGTGACGCGGGAGATGTACGAAGACGATATGTACAACTACATCAACCAGTTGCCTGATATGCTGGCCCGGTCGCTGCGTCAAACTGAGGAAACGATTGCCTTCAATCACCTGAACAACGGCTATAATACGGCGTTTACGGGTGCGGATGGGCTTTCGCTCTTCAATTCGGCGCATACGCTTGTTGGTGGTGGCACATACCGCAACCAGCTTGCAACGGCGGCTGACCTCAACCAGGACTCGCTGGAAACGGCTATCCAGGACTTGATGGATTTCGTGGACGATCAATCGTTGAAAATCCGTGTCATGCCCAAGTGTTTGGTGGTTCCGACCGGCCTTAACTTCCGGGCGCGCAAGCTCCTGGAAACGGGTTACGTCACGCAGAGTGCTGACAACGACATCAACCCGCTCAACGGCCTGTTCACGGATTTGGTGGTTTCGCCATATCTGACGGACGTTGACAATTGGTTCATCGTAACGGATGTGCCGAACGGGTTGACGTGGTATCAGCGCCGCGCAGCGGAAATCACCCGTGACAACGAGTTCGACACCGAGAATCTTAAGTTCAAAACCACGGAACGGTTTAGCTCCGGCTGGACCGATCCACGCGGGATTATGGGTTCTGGTGCTGTGTGATTAGGATAGGGGGGCTTCGGCTCCCCTTCCTTTCAGGAGAATAAACATGACAAGTCTTACTGGGCCGCTGATTGTCACGTCTGCCAAGGCAAATAGTGATGGTACGGCTGTGTTTCGAGTTTCCGGTAATGGGCACATTGCCATTGATGCGGATGCCACGAGCGAGGCGGTAACTGGTGGCGGCGGGGCAGTCCCGGCGACAGCGGCGACCTTCTTGAAGGTTTCCATCAACGGCACCGAACTGAAGATTCCGGCCTTTAACTGATGGCTGATATTCGCAACGTCACCCTGGTGGCGTCGGCGGGTGCGGACACGGATTGGATTCCCCTCAATAAACACCAGTCGCCGTTTGCGGTTGGGTTTGGCGTATATGCGTCGGGAGCGGGGGAAGCCACCGTACAGGTTCAGCACACGTTTAACGACGTTATGAGCGGGGAAACCGCGCATGTATTCTCGCACGAGGATGTCAGCGCGGCGGTGGTTTCGGCGGCCAACGTAAACACTGTGGACGGCAACTACGCTTTTCCGATTGCGGCGACACGGCTTCATGTCACGTCTGTTAGCGGTTCTTCGACGGTTCACTTCCGCGTG